GATAAATCACATGAAATCGACGCAGGATGCGTCAACCTCAAGCCACGACTCACCGTCCAACCCCACCCGTGGGGAGAAGATTGTGCGGTTGTTGGTTTGTCTTGCGAAGCTGGCTTCGCGCCTGACGCTGTTCTGTGCTTTACTGCACCGGGCTGTGAAAAGGTGTGTTTCTCTCCTTCGTTAGATGAGGTTGTGACTCCAGATAGGTCCGCGTTGGACGTACTGAGAATCGAGTTACCCCCGGAGACAGAAATCTTCCAGGCGATCCTTCGGGGCGCCTGGCTCGACTATGCCTACCAGGGGGTGCTTGACTTATGAGTACCGTCCGCACAGGCCGCAACGATCGGGTTCCGCGCAAGGCTCAACGCCTTGCGCAGGGATCGCTGGACATCAGTGAGGTTGCGTTCATGCTCTACGAAGCCCTAGACACTCCGGTGTCGCTGGGGGCTGCCCTCCGTCTGCAGTACGACGAGTGGGAGCAGCTTGTGAGCATGAAGGTTGCACCTGGGGACTACCTTGACTGTACCTACGGCGCGTTCGCGTTCCGCAAGGACTATCAGGCGGTCTCCTTCATGGCCAAAGTCTCGGGGGAACTCGGGCTTGGTACGGTGCAACGCGCCAGCCAGGGATGGCTGGCCGCTGAGCAGCAATGCAGTGAAGCTAACGCTCGGTTCCGAGCATTTGATGACGGGGTTATCCCAAAGCCCCACTTGCACGACCTCCTGTGGCGTGCAAGGGAAATATGTCATCAGGTGTTAGGGCCGTTCCGTTGGACCGATCTGCTGTCGGGGTACGGATTCGGGCCTGGCGCAAGCCAACAGGTCCCCCGTCGACAGGCTACGCGCTCAAAGAAGTATTCAGCGGAAGCTGTCACTTCGCCTCCCTCCACCATAGAACTCAGCCACGTAGTGGGGTTAAACCCGCACTGGTTCGAGGCCATCACCGGGGTTTCCCCGGCTGGCCCGTGCTGTCTTTTGGACGTGACAGCATGTGACTATGACCTTGGTACGTTCGTGGACAAGGACGCCCTGAAAAAGCGTTCGATTGGTGTGGGTCCTAATGGGGGTGTCTACCTCCAAAAGGCTCGCGGCCAACTCATCCGACGACGTCTCAAGCGGTGGGGAATTGACCTTGATGACCAGACTCCAAATCAGAAGCTTGCCTACCTCGGCTCGCTTTCCAACTTGGTGGCCACGATCGATCTAGCTTCGGCTAGTGACACCGTGAACATCGGGGTGGTCCGGTACTTGCTACCGGATGACTGGTTCATCGCTCTTAACTCCGTGAGGAGCCGTTGTGTAAAGTTCGACGCCGTTGGGTTTGAAGGCCCGACTGCTAAATTCTCAGCAATGGGAAACGGCTTTACATTCGAGTTAGAAACATTGATCTTCTTCAGCCTAGCTAAAGCTGTCGATGAAGCGGCTAACGCCGCCCAAGGGCCGTTACAGGTCTACGGGGATGACATTGTGTGCCACACCGCATGCAGTGAAAGCCTCATCGAACTTCTCAG